AAAACTTCAAATTTAGATTGTTGTGTGATATTTATGTCATATGGCTAAATATAAAAACAGAACTGTAAAACTTAACAAACCATCTCGTGGAGATGTTAAGAAGTTCAAAGTATTCGTAAAAGACAAGAGTTCTGGCAGAGTTAAGAAGGTTAATTTTGGCTCTAAAGAAATGTCTATCAAGAAGAATATTCCAGCTAGGCAAAAGAGTTTCTTTGCTAGATTCAGACCTATATTGGCTAAAGTTAAAGGCCAGAAGAATTTAAGTCCAGCTTATTGGGCTATTCAATCATGGAAAAAAGGATTTAAGATATGATAGATAGATTCTTTTATAAATTCTTTGGTATGCTTGATAACTTATTTGATAAGTTTATTTCAGATGCACCTAAAAAGAAGAAGAAATAATTTATGAGAATTAATATGAACTATTATTTTACAGGACTATTGATTGTATTGTTTTGCTTATTAGCTTTATTTGTTAAACCGGCATATCCAGATTCTACTCAAACAAATAATTCAGGAAGTAATACTGCAATCGAGGGTGGATATACTTCAACTGCAACTACTAACTATGCAACAGGAAGTTCATCTAATTCAACTACAAATAGTACATCTAATTCTAATATCAAATCAGCACCACCAACAGCTTCTGCACCATCATTTTCTGCTCAATCACAAGACGTTTGTGCAACAGGAGTATCAGTAGGTATTCAGACATTTGGAACAGGCTTCTCTGGTGGAAAGACTAATAGAGATATGAACTGTGAAAGAATTAAATTAGCTAAAGTTCTATATGACTTTGGTATGAAAGTAGGAAGTGTGGCTTTATTGTGTCAAGATGAACGAGTCTTTGAAGCTATGATTAATGCTGGTACACCTTGTCCAATAGATGGCAAGATAGGTAAAGATGCACTAGCTATATGGAATAAGTATGACCATGAAAGACCTGACTATGAAACTTATGTTAAACGAATTAAAAAAAGAGAGAAGATTGATAAAAAGATAAACAAAGTAGAATCTAAAAAGCTAGAATTACATACTAAATGAGTAGAAAAACTAATACTATGTTAATAGGCTTACTAGGTACAATCCTAATGGGTTTAGCAACATGGACATTAGTTACATTAATAGAATTACAGCTTTTAGTAACCATGATTCAACAAGACTTATTTAGTATTGATAAACAATTTGGTAGGGTTTATAGTTTCATAGATTCAGTAAGGAAATAATGATTTGGATAATAACAATAATAATAGGATTTGCTTATGCGAATTATCTCTCTAATAAGTGGGCTGATACTCTTAACCCATATAACTTTAGCAGAAGAAATAACAACAAATAACCTAATCATTAATAATAATTTTGAAACAGGAAATGCTAATGGCTGGACTACTAATGGAGATGTTCAAGTATTAAGTGATTGCTGCACACTAAACAATGTAGCTAGTAATTATGATTTAGAGTTTGGAGATAGTGGTTCAATAGAACAACAATTTAATTTAACAACAGAAACCATATCACAAGCTATGTTAGATAATGGGATTACATTAGATAGCACAGTAGAAGTACAGAATGGAGAGTGTGGTGTAGCTGGTTGTTGGGGTGGTAGTGGTAATGCAGATTCATTTACAATTACATTAAAGATCAAAGATTCAGATGGTAATGTATTAGCCACAAGCACAAAAATTAGAACTGATGTAACTAATATCAATGGTGCTAATTTTACAGACTCACTTACATATAATGGAGTAGATTCTAATTTAGGTAATCTTAATATTGCTGGAACTGATGCTAACGCACCCTCAACACTAGGTGGTGCAAATGTAGATAATATAGTTGTTACTATGACTTATGATAATGAAGTTTTATCTAACGAAATTATAGAAGAAATAGAAAACATATTTGAGGAGTTACAAGAGGAGATATTTCAAGAGGTAGAATTTAAGGAAGAATTTAAGTTTGAAGAAGAATTTAAAATAGTACAAGCACCACCAATGAAAGAAGAAATAGAGATTGAAGAATTTATAGAGATAATATCTATGCCTGAAAAAGAACCTGAAATCATAGAACAAATGTCTGAAGTGGTAGAAGAAATTATTGAAGAAAAACCAGAGGAAGAAATTATAACTGAAGAAATTATCAAAGAAGCTAAAGAGGAGATGCCAGAAGAAGTTATAGAAGAAGAACCAGAACAGATAGCAGAAGAAACTAAAGAAGAAGAAGTGATAGAGGAAGCACCAAAGGAAACCACAGAAGAAGCACCTAAAAAAGAAGTTGAAACAAAGGTAGCAAGTAAAAAAACAAAGAAGCCTAAAATAGACAAGATTATGGCTAAAGTAGATGCACAAGTAAAAGATAATGCTAAGAACTTAGTTATTAAAAACATCATTAAATTAGATGCTATGCAGAACGATCAGGCTTCATTAGTTGCTTATAATAATACTACTTTTTATACACCTAAAGATATTTATTTGAATCAGATCGAAATATTTGATAATAGGTCTATATATGCTAATGTTGATTTAGTTAAATATACTGATAATGATATAATGGAGATCAAGATTAAAAAACTAAATGAAATAAAGTATAAGAAAAGAATATTACTTTTAGAGTTAAAGGAGTTAAAAAATGGTTAAAAATATTAAAGATAATCTAACAAACATAGTAGTCATCTTAGGGCTTATAGCTTCTATTGGTGCTGGATTTACAAAGTTTGCTAAGATGGAATCTACAATAGAACAATTATCAAACAAAACTGCACCAGATATAACAGGCATTGAAACTAACGGATTTGCAATAACAGATAACAGTACAGATATAGCAGTTATAAAAGAGAAACTTAAAACACATAGTCATAATAACGATCATGCTCACGATAATACTGATGTTAAAATTCTAAAAAAAGAAATAGAAGTTTTAAAGCTAGAGATTCAAGAATTAAAAGAAGCATCTAAAAACCCACTTCAATAATGTATTATGTATTAGCCTTTGCAATCTGTTCAGCTATTACAGGAGATTGTACATCTCCTAAAGTATTACCAACTCAATTTGATAAATGGTCTGAATGTGTTATAGGTGGAAGTCAATTAACTATTGAATACACAACAAAAATGGAAGAACAAATAAATAAGGATAAACTCTATATCACTTATTTCTGTAATGAAAATATCTCTGACAAAACCCCAACTTAAAGTAAGTAGTTCTAAGGCAAGATTCAGAATCTTAATATCAGGAAGAAGATTTGGTAAAACCTATTTATGTATTACCGAGATGATGAAGTATGCAACTCAACCTAATCAGAAAATCTGGTATGTAGCACCAACATTTAAAATGGCTAAAGAGATCGTTTGGTCTAATCTAAAAGAGATGTTGAATCAGTTTAACTGGATAGAAGATATTAACGAAACTACTATGACTATTACAATTAGAAAATCCCATAGTACAATCTCATTAAAGGGTGCTGATAATTATGATGCGTTAAGAGGTAGTGGATTAAACTTTCTTATATTAGATGAGTTTGCAGATATAAATAAAAAAGCATGGTACGAAGTGTTACGTGCCTCTGTTGCTGATACATTAGGTAGAGTCTTATTCTGTGGTACTCCAAAAGGCTATGGTAATTGGTCATATGAATTATATTTAAAAGGTAAGCAAGATGATGAATGGGATAGCTACCAATATACTACTTTAGAAGGTGGTATGGTTTCAGCAGATGAAATAGAACAGGCTAAACAAGATATTGATATTAGAACTTTTAGACAAGAGTTTGAAGGCACGTTTGAAAACTATGCTGGTTCTGTTTATTACAACTTTCACCCTGTTGAGAATGTAGTTAAAAAAGAGATTGATTGGGAGAAGCCTTTACATATTGGAATGGACTTTAACGTAGACCCGATGAGTGCTTGTGTTGCACAATTAGAGCAAGATAAAATATACTTTCTTGATGAAGTAATTATTTATGGAAGTAATACAGATGAAATGGTGCAAGAATTAAGAGATAGATATGGTACTAAAATACCAATCTTTATATATCCTGACCCAGCATCTAAACAAAGAAAAACATCTGCTGGTGGTAGAACTGATTTATCTATTTTACAGAACGCTGGTTTTAAAGTTAAAGTTAAAAACAAACACCCAGCAATTAGAGATAGAGTAAATGCTGTCAATAGTAGATTAAAAGATTCTACAGGAGTAAGGCATATTTTTGTTTCACAATCTTGCAAAACACTGATAAAAGGTTTACAAAGACAGATATACAAAGAGAATACAAATATTCCTGATAAGGAAGATGGATTCGACCATATGAATGACGCACTAGGATATATGATTGATTATTTAAAACCATTAACCACACAGACAATATTTAGTTCTCCATCAAGATGGACAATGAAATAAATTATGGCATACACTAGAGATCAAGCATTACTTACTCACAAAGACTATTCAGAAACAATCAAGAACTGGGAATACTATATTCGATCTTATAATGGTGGATATGACTATGCAACAGGTAGGTATTTATCAAGATATAATCTTGAACTAGATAACGAATTTAATCAAAGAATTGCTAACACACCTTGCGACAATCATTGTAAAAACATTATTCAAATATACTCATCATTTTTATTTAGAGTTAGACCGAGTAGAGACTTTGGTTCAATGGAAGATGAAACATCTTTACAATCATTTTTAAGAGATGCTGATTTAGAGGGTAACAACTTAAATTCAGTAGTTAAACAAGCACAGAATTATGCATCTATTTATGGTCATTGTTTTATGATTTTAGATAAGCCTAATATATTAACAAGTACAAAAGCTGATGAATTAGAACAAGACATTAGACCTTATGTTTCAATACTTACACCTGAAAATGTTTTTGATTGGAATTACGAAAGATTACCTAATGGTAAATACGAACTAAACTATTTAAAAGTAAGAGAAGAAGTTGATAGAGAGGGTGGTCAATATCTTAAACTTTGGTATAGAGATAAAATTGATACAATCTATATTCCTAATAGAGAAGAACCAAGACTTGTAGAAACTGTCCCTAATATGATTGGTAAGATACCAGCAGTTATTTTATATAATGCTAAATCACATAAGAGAGGAATTGGTCAATCAGATTTAACTGATATAGCCGATCTTCAAAAATCTATTTACAATGAATACTCTGAAATGGAACAATTAATCAGATTAACAAACCACCCTAGTTTAGTTAAGACTCCCAGTGTCAATGCTAGTGCTGGTGCTGGTGCTATTATAGAAATGCCTGATGAATTAGAACCTAATTTAAAACCTTACTTACTACAACCATCTGGTTCTAGCTTACAATCAATTATGGATTCAATTAATAACAAAGTAGAATCTATAAATAGAATTGCACATACTGGTGCTATTAGAACTACAAAGTCAGGGATTAGTTCTGGTGTAGCTTTACAAACTGAATTTGAATTACTTAATGCTAGACTATCTGAAAAAGCAGATAACTTACAATTAGCAGAAGAACAGTTATTTAAACTATACGCAATGTTTCAAAAAGTTACATTTGATGGAGAGATTAATTACCCTGATTCATTTAACATTAGAGATTACGCAACAGACCTTGCTTTCTATCAACAAGCAAAAGCAATCAATGTTCAATCACCTACACTATCAAAAGAAATTGATAAAGAAATAGCTAGAGCAGTAGTTGATGATGATGAGAAGTTAAATCTAATCTTTAATGAAATAGATATTAAATCAGAAGTTGGAGATTTTACACAAGACGAAGTTCAACAAGAAACAGTAGCAGAAGAAACTATTTAATGAATGTCAGATATAATAAAAGATTTAACAAACTACAGAATCAAGGGTATTGAAAAAGCCGAGATTGAATATTACAAACAACTTACTCAAACACTAGATAGAATAGAAGCACAGATAGTATCTTTAGCTGATACATCACTTCCTAGAACTGCTGGTAAGTTAATTGAACTACAAAGTGCTGTTGCAATAAGACCTCAAATTAAAGCTATACTTGATAAAGAATATTTACCATTTGCAGATAGAGTAGTTAGAAAGGGCTTTGGAGAACAAGCTAAAAGAGTTGAAAGACAGTTTAAAATTATTGGACTTATACCACCTGAATTTCAAGAACTAACAAAAGGAGATTTAGCATTAGTTCAGAATCTTAAACAACAATATTATACACAGTTTAAAGATGTATCTAATAACTTTACAAGAATACTATCAGATAAAGTATATCAAAATACAT